CCCTGATCACCAGCGACACCCTGAGATCCCTGAGCACCCTGAGCACCCTGAGCACCAGCGACACCCTGAGATCCCTGAGCACCAGCGACACCCTGAGGTCCCTGAGCACCCTGAGCACCAGCGACACCCTGAGCACCCTGAGGTCCAACCAACCCTTGAGGTCCCTGAGATCCCTGAGCACCAGCGACACCCTGAGCGCCAGTGACACCCTGAGCACCCTGAGGTCCAGTGACACCCTGAGGTCCGGTCTGCGCGTACATCACCTGTGTTGCAGTAACCACAAGACTTGCTGTGGTTGGTCGAGTCGGGGAACCAGAAATGGGGAACGTGGTGATGGAGACAGTGGTCAACGGAGAAGACCAATAAAACTGAACGTAGTCATTTGCAGCGACGGTCAACACAAAGTTCCATGAAGGCAACGCGTGACCAGAACTAGAACCATGCTTTGATGGGACATTCACAATTCCGGTGGAACCCGGAACGTCAATCCCATTCTTCCTGAACCACACAGACACGTCACAGTCTGCAGTGGCAGAGTTCACGAACTGACCGGACCATTGCACATTGTAGGTTCCTGCATGGGCGAACGTAATGCGGGAACCGGAAGCAATCGAAACACCATTCGCTTCATCAGTCGTTCCCAACAACATTGGTGTTGCAGTGTCTGCTACCGGAGTCTGGGTTGTGTAATCCGAAAAAGCCCCGTAGTAGCCAAGAGCACCACCAGCACCAGTTGGACCCACAGGACCAGCAATACCAACAGCCACAAGATCATGTGACTGCTTCTGCAACAAAACTTTGTTGTCATTGGAACTCAACTTCACAACGTCAGGTTGCAAAATCAGATTCACACTCACCGGGTCACATCCTGAACAATCCAAACCTGACCAGCCAGGAGAGTGGTGATGACTCCTGAAGTGTTCTCCTGACAATCCCACACAGCAGTCTGAGGTGTGAGCGTTGCAGTGGTTGCAGCGTCAAGGGTGCAGGCAAACGTTCCTGCTGTGCCATCAGTGACAGAACAGGAGAACGTAGCAATCACAGCAGTTGACGCTGCTGTGTCACGAATCTGGGCCTGATAGGTGCGGCCTGTGATGTTGATTGCCGCACCTGCAGCGGTCTGCATTGAGACACTCACTGTCTCTGTGTCACCTGTGCGAATCGTCAAGGGAAAAGAAGCGGGGACACCCATCACAAACCTTCCGGTTTCGGAGTGGACATGTTCACAACAGTGGAAACGGATTCAACCATTGACGGAGTTCCCCGGTCACCAACATTCATTGAAGCAATCGAAGTCAGCACAGACAGTCCTGCTGCAACACCAGACGTGACCAGCAGGGACTGCCAGTTTGCTGACATCCAGTCAAACTGTGCTGCACCTGCAACTGCAACCAGCGTCTGACAGAACGTACGGATTGCACGTTCTGCAGCACCCTTCCAAAACGATTTGCTGAACATCAGATGTCCCATTCCTTCCTTGGGTATGGCTGTGTGTCCGGGAACTCTTCATCCCCGTTCGGATCCCACGGTTCATCCATGGGATCCTCAATGTCCGGTGCAGGAATCAGATCAGGTTCAATGACAACAGTCATTCCTCTTCCTCCCAATCATCTTCCTCTTCCTCATCTTCCCATTCTTCAACCGCATATGAAACAGGCTGGTTCAAGACTTGCCACAACCCATCCAAATATCCTGATGCGTCTGTGATCGAGTCTTCAACCATCTGTGGTTCTTCATATGCCAATCCTGTATGCAAGGCATGAGCTACGCGTGACAACTTCATTGAGACCATGAACAGAAGCGCATACGCCGCGTCCATCTCAACAGGCTGAAAGTCACATAGCGCATTGAACACAGCGGACACGCGCGCGTAATCCTCAGGGAAGGGACCATAGGAACTGTTCCGGTCACCATGTGTCAGCGCGAACGCATTCAGCAATGTTGATCCGTACTCATCCTCAACAGACAATCCTGTTTCTTCATTCATTACGCTTCCCCTGCGTTAGTAGCGGTGAGCCATGAAATGACTCAATGATGTTCCTTCATAACGTCTGCACAGATAATCCATTGAAACGAACATGGGACAGTATGAACCGTCTTGGACTTCATGCTTCACGATGATTCCGCGCCAGTGATGGTTTCCCTGCGGACCCAAATACTCTTCATCGTGCAGGTATGCGGATCCTGCAACCAACGCGTGTTGGCTCTTGTCCCCAACAAACCTGATTGCGTAATCCAATGTTTGCTGATGGCCCATTGTGAATGAGTGACCAATCTTGGAGAGACGCAATGACGCTGCACCACCCAACGGTCTTCCTGTCATTTGTGCCACCCAATAGTGAGCGTATGCGACACCATCAATCCAGGTGGGTTGCAGGAACGGATGCACCATCCAACCATGTTCCGAATAGTTCAGATCATCCAGCGAGATAACCCCGTCAAGATGGGCTGCATCATTGTCGATTGCGCGTTGGATGCGTTGTTCATGGTTCCCATGCAGAATGTGCAGTTCAGGTTTGAATTGCTTCTGCTTCTTTTTCTGCTGCTCTTTGTTGTGCCTGTTCAGAGCAGAGTTCAACACATCAAATGCAGCGTTTGCTGATTCAATGTCATCGCAATATCTGCGACCTTCAAACTGTTTCTTCCCGACATCGTAGGAACTCAGAGAAGGCATATCAGCGTGGTCTCCAAGGTGAACCACAACGTCAGGTTCCTTGTCCACAATGTATTGACCGATCCAATGGAGATGGTCAATGGGGACACCAGCCTTGGCCTGTGTGTCCGGGATGATGAGGTGTGTTCTGAGTGTGTCCATACATTGCCCATCTGTAGGGGACAGGGAACTACCAGCGACGCTTCCCACGGTGGTGGACATTTTCGTGACGGTCGAGACGGTCAGCCATACCATCCACCTTCTTGTCAACATGGTTCACAGAGGTGTGGAGGTCCAGCAATCTGTCTCTCACATCTGTGACAAGTGCGCGTCCTTCTGCGTGTTGCGTTCTGTTCTCATTGCGAAGTCTCACCAATTGCACAATTGCTGTGACTATCACACCAATGACAATTGATATTGCGGAGACAACTGCAATCCATTCTGCAGCACCCCAACCGGGGCTGTCAGCAACCTGTGTGGAAATCTGTCCCAACATCGGATGTCACTTGGCTGTTGGGATTGCGTCAACAAAGTTTTGTGCAGCAACCCACACAGTCTGTTTCTCGACCACAACAGTCTGTCCACCAGCGGGGATCACGAACTGTCCACCACCCTGACCAACCACCCAAACAACATTGGTGAGTTGACCTGCTGGGACATGCCACTTCCAGCCCAACCCTGCATCACACAGGAAGACTTCCGGTTTACCTGTGCCTTTGATCAGATAGCGTTTCATGTCATCGTCCTGTGGGGTTGGTGGGGTGGGTGGTGCAATCGCATTGATTAGTAACCGGTCAAGACTGATCCGGTCAGGATGTGTTGACCATGCGTCTGCACGGTCCCAAGGCTGGACATCCCCATGACAGAACAACCCACTCTGGTTCAGAGCGTCTGTTCCAATCCAGCGGAGACTGGAAGGGATGTCTATTCCAAGGAGAGTCCAGAGGGTGCGGATTGCTTCACCTGCACGGTTGATCATTGCAACAGTGTTGGGATCGTCTGCTGCTAGTTCGCTACTGCGTCCGGTCAGGCAGATGTGCCATGTGCGTGAGTTGTACCCTGATGCTGCAACAGAAAAGGTTGTGAAGTCCGGTGGAACCATCACCACTGTTTCTTCACAGTCCACGATGCACGCATAGGATCCGGGATCTGACCGACGCGCAATGAACCCTGCAAGGTTGCGTGCGCTTCCCGGTCCAGTTGGTCCTTCACTTGTGTGAACACCAACAGCCCATGTGGGTGTGTTCGATCTTGAAGGGTAGAACTGTGGTGAGCGTGGTGGATTGTCCAACAGGTAGTAGCCCATCAGACCGGAGCACCTGCAGGACCGATGTCTTCAATGATGAGAGAACCAATGCGTGTTGCATCTGCAAAGAACTCCACATTCCCAGAGGTTCCATAGAACCTGCTCACACGGAGTTCACGCGTCACTGAAGCAGTGGAGGTTGGGAGTTCATACCAATTGAACGAGAATCCGTTTGCAAAGTTGGTTGAGTTCCCTGCTGGGAGTTGATCGTGATGAACATATGAAGTCCCAGTTCCGTTCGTGATCGAACATCTGAACCCATCATTGACACTGACCCACAAAGCGTGACCACTCACACTGTACCGATAGACACGATTTGCAACCTGATTGAATGTGATTGATGAACCAACAACAGTGGTTGCTGCAGTGGATGCAGTGGATGAAGTGATCAGCGCGCGTCCAGCAACACCCCACGGTGCGTTCCAACCCGGACCCTTACGCCATGACGAACCATGGTAGGTGTAGAGACCCTCGTTTGCGTCATTGCTTCCAATGTACGCAACCATCCCATCTTCAGCAGAAGTGATTGCGGTATCGCGTGCAGCGGTCGTTGCAAAATACATGATGGATTGTTCCATCAGATAGTTGTTGACATCAGATGCTGTGAGAACAGACCCTGCTGTGAATGACTTGAATCCTGAACCCATGATGAATCCTCCTGCTAATAGGAAAGTTTGTTGGTGTCTAAGACCCCAAGATTGGTGTTATCGAGAATGAAAAACCCTGTGTAGAAAGTCGCGCTGGAAAGACCAAACGTGACATCCCATGTTCCAGGTGTGATTGTGTGAGATACAGACTCAATGAAGCAATCACGTTGGATTGCTGCACCACCACCAGTGACACTGAACTTCACAGTCACACGGTCACGGATCTTCCGTGACAGAAGATCAGGGAACAACACAGAAGAGTCACCCTGAGGTTTGAACTTGATCTCTTCAGGACGCAACTCAGGGTTTGCGTATTGAGACGCAAGGAACAACGCAAGATCAGCAGCCTGATTCTGTCCATAGGAAGTGTCAGTTCCAGCGGTTGACACAATCGGAACCTCAATATCCAAGGTCTTGGGACCGTACAGAGAAACAGATTCTGCATTGGACACAACAACAGTTGTTCCTGTGAGAGTCTCACCACCTGCAGCGGTGGTCACCTTCCTGTCAACTCTCACAATGTTGTAGATCAGGGAATCGTCATAGACAATTGATGTGTCTACAAACTTTTTTCCTGCAACATCTGTTGTGTCATAAACAGACTGCACCACAATTGATCTCTCTTCAGAGATGATTGCGTCACGATCTGCAAAGACAACTGTTCCGTCATCGTCAACATAGACAACCCCAGAGTCCGCTGCTGCAGCCTCCTGCAACATTTCAATTGGAGTCTTAGTTGCGTCCTGAGGTGCAAGATATGTGGTCCCCATGTCAAGGTCACGCAGGTTCTCAGGCCATGACACAGCGTCAAGAATCGTTTTCATTCTCAACCCGGGAAGATCCGTTCCAGCCCCAAGAATGGGTGTGGTTGTCACACCTTCAGAAACATTGATGTTCCCTGTGTTACCTGTCCCCACAACATCCACAGAGGAAGGATTGAACCCTCCATCAGAAGGTTGAGACACAGCAATGTCATAGATTGTGGTTCCACTCGACGTGATACTCGCTGACGATGGCAACCCACCAATCACATTGGACAATGGTTTGAATGCGTCTGAACATTGGATTGTGGCTGTTGCGTCACCAATGCCTGCATCCGCATAGTTGAAGGTCCATGAATCAATGAACCCACGGAAGATGGGATATGTGACCCCATCCCACACACAGCGGACAATGACAGGGATCGACGGAACAACACCAGTCACACCAATAGTTGAGTTGTAGTACGGACTCGCTGTGTTGGTTGGATCAAACGAACGGTCTCGATTGTCCAACACAATCGATGATGTGCCTGTTCCGAACCGTTCCAACGCGCGTCTCCGTCCACGCGAGGTGGACACAGAGCGGACAGAAGAACTGATGTCATAGAAGAATGCACCATCCCCAAGAGTTCCCGTATCCAATCCAGGCCCAACATCAAGAACCAATCTGGTTCCAGTGTTCGCACCAACAACAGAGGGTGCAAACAGGACCTGCAGAGTTGGCATATTGGAAAGGGTCATGGGACAAGAACCGTTGCACCGCGACGGTTGGCGCGCGCTATCGCATCGATCACCACACGCTCAATTGCGTCTGGGTCTCCTGCGACTGTGTGAATGTTCACCACGATTGGTTGACCTCCACTCAGTCCCTGACCTGTGAACAATGCCTTCTGCTGTTGAGGATTGAGGATCATTTCATTGTCATGGAGGATGGCAAGACCTGAACCACCGGACATTGAACTGTTGAACATTCCACCTTCAGCAAACTTTGGGATGGATGGAACAGAGATTGTTTTGCCACCCAGAAAGGGAATCCAGTCAGGAACATTCCAACTCAACTTGCCAACAGTGTTGTTCCACGCATCCGCTATGAAGTTGAAAGCGGTTTTGAATGGACCTGAGATTGCGTCTGCAATATTGGAGAACACGGTGGACAGAATGTCTTTAGCGGTTTGGAAGAATCCCCACACCTTCTCAATGCCTTCTTTGATCTTGTCAAAGATTGGAGAAATGATTGTGTTCCATGCCCAACTGATTGCATCTGCTATTGCACTGAACACGGTTGAGACAATGTTCCACAACAGTTGGAAGTAAGGGATTAGGAACTCTGTGATGTAGGACCAGATCCTGTTCCACACTGGTTGGATGATGTTCTCCCAAACACGGTTGATTGCTTCTGCAATCTCAGACCATATGTACCCAACAACAGCCCCAATGGTTTGGAATATCGGAATCAGAGTGTCCACGATGAACGCATAGATTGCACTCCAAATTGGTTTGATGACGCTATTCCACGCAAAGTTGATTGCGCCGAGGATCGAGTTCCACACCTCTTGTGCTTTATGCCACAACAGAATGAATGCTGGAACCAGAGTGTCTGTGATGAACGTTTTGATTGCATCCCAAATGGGTTCCAGATAACCCCACACCCACTCAACAGCACCCTTGATTGCATCCCAAATGGTTTCCCAGTTTTCCCATAGATACTTGAGAACACCAATCAACGCAATCATTGTTGCTGCTGGTGCAAAGACAATTGCAGCGATTACAGCCAACGCTGGATGTTCCTTGATCCAGGTCCAAATGGTGTCCCACTTATTCCACACAAGAACAATCACAGCAATGACTGCTGCAACAGCAGCGACGATTGCGAGAACAGGCCATGTTGCTGCAACAGTTGCAATTGCAGCCTGTGCCATTCCCACAACGTAATAGCCAAGAGCCACAACTAACGCTCCACCAATGACACCTGCAAGTGCATACGCTGCTGTACGGTGCTTATCGAACCATCCAACCACCTGCTGAATAACAGGACCGACCTTCTGCCCAATCTCAATGAGGATCACAGCAGCCCACGCTTTGAACTTGTCAATCAGCGGACCCAGACCCTTGTCCATTGTGGTGAATGCCTGATCAGTTGCACCTGCAGAGTTGTTCATTGCATCAAGGTTCTTGGACAACGTGTCCG